CCGTTTCTGCTTATCACCTGAACGCAGGCATTGAATATCACGCAACAGAGACCTACTTAAACTACCTCTGGGATCACCAGGAGGATACTAAGATTGCAGAGATTGCAACTGATGAGATGAACCACTATATTGAGCTGAATAGGGCCATGGCTATGTTATGACACATAAAATCGCACAACCAATTGGATTTTATTTTGAGGCAATTCCTCCAAAACTAATGGATTTAATTCTTGAAGAGATTGAAAAGATTGATCAAGATAATTTAATTGAAGCAACTGTTGGTGATAATAAATCTCTTGTGGTATCACCAGAAATTAGAAATTCTAAGATACACTGGTGGTATGAAACACATTGGGTTACTTCCTTGATGTCTCATTATTTTAACAAAATAAATCGAGATTTTTGGGAATATGATCTTACTTATCTAAGTGGAATACAAGTAACCACATATTATGAAAATGATCATTACACATGGCATTGCGATTATGGTGTGACTCAAGACTCTAATCATACTAGAAAAATAAGCATGTCACTTTTGGCATCTGATTCAGATGATTATGAAGGTGGTGATTTAGAGTTTATTGATTATCATGGCAGAAATGTTTTTGCTCCAAGAGGAAAGGGAACAATGATATTTTTTGATTCTAGACTTCCTCATCGTGTAACTCCTGTGACCAAAGGTAAACGAGTATCTTTGGTTGCCTGGATGTTTGGTCCAAAGCTAAAATAATTAATAATACACTTGACAATACGACAAAATATCGTATAATAATTACATATAATCTCTTTGTCATGGCACACTACAAACCATACTCCCCCGAGTGGCACCGCAAACGTTATCTTAAAGAAGCGTTGGATAAGTATCTGGATGAATACATCGACAACAGTGTAATTCTTGAAGACATCTCTGACATTCTATCGGAAAGATCGGAAAAAGCATACGAAGAATTCAGTAGAGTCAATGAGTTAGAGTCGATGATTAATGCTAAATAACCTTATATGGAAATTTCATATGCTCTCCACACAATATCGTCTACGTCTTGAAGCGATCTGTGAAAAGATTGCGAAACATCAAGAGGTTAGTTTAGAAGATATGATCTGGGCAGAAAAACTTTCTAAGGCAAATCGCTCTGCTGCCACGATACTAAGAAAAGCAAGAAGAACATCTGAAAATCCTGACATGAAGGAGGGAGACATGGATGATTTTTTAAACCAACTTGATATTGGTGGTTTGGGACATGAGCGTTTTGGTAAGCGTGGATTTAATGATGTTGATGATATGGTAGATTGGTGGACCGAAGGTAGAGATAAACCAGATGATTGGAGGCAACGCGATTGAAACCAGTCGTTCTTGCTGCTTGTTTTACACCGCTAGCGGTTATTTACATTGTGATGAAACTTGCTGTGTGGATGTCTGCCGTTAACTCAGAGTCTTCATATGTACGACGAGAACCATTTAGAAAAAGAGGACCATATTTGGAAAACCCATATGCAGACATTGACGAGGAGGATGAGGAATATGGAAGTCAGTCAGATTATCAATGATGCCATACTAGAATGGTATTCTGATCAGGGACAAGAAGTTCCTCAATGGAGAATGCAAAAAGACCCACAATGGTGGATTGATTATCTAAAGGAACTTGAAGAATAATAAATATTAGTAAGACGCATTCTGCTTATGCTGAAATACTTCACTCCTGATGAGTATCTGTATGATTTACAAACTTGTCGATCATCAGAAGCTAAAAGAGAGTGGAGAAAAATGATAAAAAGCAAATGGGGAAATCGATGTGCCTATTGCGGAAGCACTGAAAATCTAACAATAGATCATGTAATTCCCAGATCAAAAGGTGGAATGGATTCTGCGACAAATGTTGTTTGTTGCTGTTTTAATTGTAATCAAAACAAAGGATATACTCCATGGGAGGAGTGGTATGAGAAGCAAGAATTCTTTACTCAAGAGAGAAAAAATGATATACTGAAATGGATGAATGTGGAAAATAAAACTAATTTATATCGATATAAACCAAGAAAAAATATTGCGTATTGAGACATGAAAAAATTTACAGTTTACTCTAAGGATGGTTGTCCCTATTGCACAAAAGTAGAACAAGTGCTACAATTAGCAGAGTTGCAACATGTGGTTTATAAACTAGATCGAGATTTCACTCGACAAGAATTTTATCGTGAATTTGGGAATGGATCTACTTTTCCGCAAGTCGTTGTGGACGATGAAGCAATTGGAGGATGTTCTGAAACAATTAAATATCTGAGGGAGAATAATCATGTATGATAGATGACAATGACCCCGATTTACCTCTAAATAAAGAAGAAGAAGAGAAAATTCAAATCAATCGTGGATTTGAATTACTCCTAAGAAACAAAAAAAGGAGAAGAGATCAGGAGACACCAAAAAGTTTCAGAGTAACTTTTGAAAAAGTGATTTCTCTTTTTCATCGAGAAATACACTTTCGCTTTGATACTTTTTTAGATATCAGAAAAAGTAAATCTCGGGAGTAAAACAATGTTAGCAGTAACTCTCACCATCGGAACATTAGTTTCAATCATGTTTTTCTTTTTGGGTGGTGTAATTGGGTGGATGGCAAAAGAACATTTTTACCAGACGGCACCAGTTTATACACATCCTGAAATGTTTGACTCTAATGGAAACATTATACCTGACGAAATTTTAGCAGTAAGATTTGAAAATGACTATGACACCAACGACGAAGAAGAGGATTGAGATCATTAGAGATCTTCCACAAAATCCATTGGCATATGAGGTGCTTGAATTAGCATCGAAGCAAAGAAGTAATGCCAAAAAGATAGAGGTCTTGAAAAATTACTCTCATGATTCGATCAAATCACTCTTTATTTGGAACTTTGATGAGAGTATTTTCTCTGCCCTTCCAGAAGGTCCAGTCCCTTATAATACTTTTGATGAAGGAGCAACTCAAAGTGGAAGTTTAAGTGATAAGATTAATTTTGCAGTGGATGCATTAGACAGATCTAGCTCGTCTTCTATGAATGATGATCAGAAAGGTCGTCTTCGTTCTAGTCTTAGAAAAGAATGGACAAAACTTTTCAATTTTGTGAGAGGTGGTAACGATAAACTCTCGAGTCTTAGAAGAGAAACAATGTTCATTAATCTTCTTGAGATGCTTCATCCAAAAGAAGCAGAAATTCTCATTCTGGTTAAGGATAAAAAACTCACTGACAAGTACAATATTTCGCTTTCAGTTGTTCAAGAAGCTTATCCAGATATCACATGGGGGAATAGAACTTGAAGATTTTACACCAGGATTGTGATCCGTCTGTGGCAAATATTAGAAGTTTGCCATATACCTGTTATCTAGTTTGGTATGAGAACGAAAATAAAATTTGTTATGACCTGGTAATTCCAGATAAAAAAGTCGATATTTTTGATTATTATTGGGATCGATATAGAGAAAAATTCAAAGGATTTAAACAATCAGAGGGTAGAGTTAATCCAAGAATGTGGGACACCTCTGATAAAAAAACTAGCAAGGAAAATAGATCAAGATGAGTGCAGGATTTGGTGGAAATCCCAATGAGGGGAGAATTGGTAAAGATGCAAAAATCACTGTTGACTTTGATGAGATTGCAAAAATAACTAAGAAATATAAGAAACTTAAAAAATATATGAAATCTCCAATGTTTGAGTTGAGGCAAATGCATGGAAACGAAAAAATTATTAGTGAACTTTTAAAGGAGTTAGAAGAAAACCCAGAACAATTTTAAAAAACATAAAATTGTATCAAAAAATACATATATACTTGCATATATAATCTAGAAAGGATATAATATCCATATCGTTCATCTGGAAACAGACGGAAGTAAGCCGACTCGGAACGGATCGTTCATTCTCTGTTCGCAAATAGAGAACGCAAAAGCCGACTGAAGGAACGCTCTTTAACCTGAACAACTAAGGAGAAACCTAATGTCGAAAGTAGTATACCGTGGCGTTGAATACGATACCGAAAAGCGTATCGCCTATCAACAGCAAATGCAACAACAACCTCAACAATACAATGAGACCTATCGTGGGGTCAAATTTGTAAAAGAGGGGACCAAGGGATGACAGCAACCTATCGTGGTGTGAAGTATAATACTCACACTCCGAAA